TCCGGCGGCGCAAAGGCCGGGGCGGCGGTGACGCTGAACGCCACGCCGCTGTATGTGGCCAGCACGTCCAAGAGCCGGGCGGCCACCAAGACCGGGACCTACTACCTGTACGACGGTATTCTGATCCGGGGGAGATACCGGATCACCAACACCCCGTCCCGGGTGGGAAAGACGCCGGTGGGCAAGAACGTGACGGGCTGGGTGGACGCGGCGGACATCGGGCTTTCCGCCGGGGACGCGAGCGGGAGCGCGGACCCGGCCGCGGACACGGGCGGGCAGACCGGCGGGAGCGTGGACGAGGACGCGGACGCGGGGACCGGCGAGGAGATCGCCGGGCTGGTGGAGAGCCTGACCTATGTGGACAACGCGGCCGACAACAGCGACAGCATTGACATCACCCTGGACGCCCAGGACAGCGGATGGCTGAACGGATGGCTGCCGGACAAGGGGGCCACCCTGCGCCCCAAAATCCTGGGCTTTGACTGGGAGCGGCCGGGGGACCACCGGAGGATCGAGTGCGGCCTGTTCGTGCTGGACGACGTGAGCTTTTCGGACGCGCCCACCACGCTGCAGCTGGGGGGCGTGAGCAAGCCCAGCGACAGCGACTTTTCCGAGCTGGAGCGGGAGGCCATCTGGAAAAACACCACCATCCAGCGGATCGGGGCCACCATCGCGGCGCGGTACGGACTGGGCTTCACCTACGACGCGGACGACTACGACATCGAGTGCGACGAGCAGGACGGAACGGACAGCAGCTACTACAACACCCTGTGCAGGAACTACGGCCTGATCCTGAAGGTGTACGCCCGGCGGCTGTGGGTCTATGACCGGGAGAAGTACAAGGCCAAGCCGGCGGTGAAGACCTTTCACCGCACGGACATCCGGCCGGGGAGCTTCGGATGGGACACCACATTGTCCGGCACATACACCGGCGGCTACTTCAACTACACGGACGCGGACAAGGACATCGACATCGTGTGCAGCGTGGGCGGCGGGACCCACACCAAGAGCGTGAACCGCCGGGCCACCAGCGTGTACGACGCCAGCCTGCAGCTGGTGGCGGAGCTGAACAACGCCAACCACGGGACGGTGAAGCTGAAGTTCGGGGTGGACGGGGATTGGCAGGTGAGCGCGGGCAACTGCATTGAGATCGCCGGGTACGGCCAGCTGGACGGAAAATACTTTGTGGACAAGGTGACCCACAAGGTGAGCAAGAGCGGGTTCACCTCGGACTTCGAGTGCAGCGGGGTGGGCACGCCGTTTTACGCCTGGCAGGTGGGCGGCCAGATCGAGCACCACGAGGACAGCGGAGAGAGCGGCGAGACCTACGACAGCAGCTACTCCACCACCAGCCCGGCGGCAAACGCGGCCAGCTCGGCGGCGGGGGCCACGGCGGGGGCGGCGGTGACGCTGACCAACGCGCCGTTTTACGTGGCCAGCACGTCGGAAAGCCCGGCCTGCCACAAGAGCGGGACGTACTACTTCTACGACGGCATTCTGATCCGGGGGCGATACCGCATGACCAACACGGCGGACCGGTGCGGGAAGCTGCCGGTGGGCAAGAACGTGACAGGCTGGGTCCCGGCCAGCTACTGCACGGGGATCACACAGGAGGGGTGAGGCCATGGCGAGCACCAACCGGACGGGGCGGGTCAGCTCCATCGACTACGCGGCGGGCACCTATGAGGTGACCTACTTTGACCGGGGGCGGAGCGTGACCCGGAAGATCAACGCCATGAGCAACGGCGAATACAAAATGCCCACGGTGGGCCAGATCGTGAGCGTGACCCACACCAGCAGCGGGCTGGCGGCGGCCACCACCACGGGGACGGTGTGGAACAAGACCAACGCGCCGGCGGAGGGCTACCAGGGGCTGTACCGGAAGGAATACGCCAGCCGGAAGGGGCAGGCCTACGACCGGTACGACGAGAACACAGGGGTCTATACCCAGTATGTGGACAAGCGGACAGGGCGCACCTGCAACGGCGAAATCTACGACGAGGCGAAAGGCCCCATCAGCCTGGTGGGCGGCGGCCAGATACAGGTGAGCAGCAGCGAGGCCAGCGTGAGCCTGAACGCCAAGACGGGCGTGGGGATCGCGGCGGGCACGACGGTGAGCCTGGAGGCCGGGGGCGCGGTCAGCGCGGAGGCCGGGGGCGAGCTTAGTGTGAGCGCCGGGGGCAAGGTCTCCCTGGAGGGCCAGGAGGGCCTGGAGATCGAGGTGAGCGGCGGTGAGGCCAAGATCACCCTGAACGGCGCGGTGATCACCGTGAGCGAGGCGGGGGACGTGAGCATTACCAGCCCGACCAAAATCGAGCTGACGGCCCCGGAGATCAACGCCACAGCGGGCACCGGGGACGTGACCATCGAAGGCGTGAGCCTGGTCAACCACACCCACAACAGCGGCGCAGTCGCCCCGCCGGACAAGTAAGGGGGAGAGGCAATGGCAATCGGCAGTTTCATGGGCCGGACGTTCACGGTGAGCGACCGGCGTATCTTCACTCCCAGCAACCTGAAGGGGCAGAGCGGGAGCGACTGGGCCACCCACGACCGGACGGGGGCCAAGGCGCGGAGCCAGTGGATCGCCCCGAAGCTGAAGTCATACAGCTTTGACCTGCTGCTGCGGGCGCAGGACGGGGCAAGCCCGCGGAGCACGCTGGAGCACTTTCAGAGCTGCGCGGAAAAAGGCGTGGCGGACTACTTCATCGTGGGAAACGCGCCCATCTCCTCCTACCCGTTCAAGATCACGGACGTGAGCGACGAGTGGGCGGCGGTGCTGCACAGCGGGGCGCTGGTGGAGTGCAAGGTCACGCTGACCATCGAGGAGTATTTGTAGGGGGTGAGGAGGTATGTTGAGCACGGGAGACGCGGTGATCGACATTCAGCCGGGAAAGGCGGACGAGAGCACGGCGGCGGAGGTGCTGCGGAACCTGCAGGTGCTGTACGGCACCGTGGCGGGAGAGCAGGCGCTGGACCGGGAGTTCGGAATTGACGGCAGTATCATCGACGGGCCGCAGGAAAACGCCCAGGCGCTGCTGGTGGCCGAGTATGTGCGGAAGACGGAACGGTACGAACCCAGGGCCAAGGTGGCCCGGGTGGAATGGACGGCGGACAAGGCCGCCGACGGAATGATGATCCCAAAGGTGGTGATCGAGCTTGTCTAACATCAGTGAACTGGCCAACTGCCCGGAGCTGAACTTCATCGAGAACATGACGCTGCGGGAGACGGAGGAGCAGCTGCGCGCCCTTTACACACGGTACTACCGGGAGATCACCGGCAAGGAGCCGGAGCTGGGGGCGGCGGACCCGCTGAACCTGCTGATCAAGGCGTTTGCGGCCATGGAATACCAGACCATGCAGTACGCGGACACCAAGGGGCGGATGGAGCTGCTGAAGACCTCCACCGGGGAGGCCCTGGACGCGCTGGGCGCCCTGGTGGGCGTGAGCCGGAAGGAGCCGACCCGGGCCACGGCCACGGAACGCTTTACCCTGTCCGAGGCCCGGGGGACGGTGACGGCCATCCCGGCGGGGACGCGGGTAAAGACGGAGGACGGGAAGTATTTCAACACGCTGGACTACGCGGAGATCGCGACGGGGGACCTGTACGCCGACGTGGTGGTGCAGGCGGAGGAGGCGGGGGCGGGCAGCGCCGGCCTGCTGGCCGGGGCCATCAAAATCCTGGTGGACCCCATCCCCTACATCGCCGGCGTGAGCAACACCACGGAGAGCACGGGCGGGCTGGACACGGAGGACGACGACAGCCTGACGAGGCGGATTTATCTCTCCCCCAGCGTTTACAGCTGCGCGGGGCCGCGGGACGCCTACGAATATTACGCCCGGGAGTGGCGGGGGGACGTGGCGGACGTGCGGACGGACAGCCCGCAGCCCAACCAGGTGGACATCTACTTCGTGATCCAGGACGAGGAGGGCCTGCGGCTGCCAAACCCCACGGAGCTGGCGGAGATGAAGGCGTACATGAGCGGAGAGAGCATGCGGCCGCTGTGCGACCAAGTGAACTGCAAGGCCCCGGAGGAGGTGGAGTACGCCATCTCCCTCACCTACTGGATCGGGTCCAGCGACCAGAAATCGGTGAGCGAAATCCAGAGCCGGGTGAGCGCGGCGGTGGAGGAGTTCCAGACCTGGCAGCGGAAGCTGGGGCGGGACATCAACCCCACGGAGCTGATCGCCCGGGTGCGGGAGGCGGGCGCCAAGCGGGTTAAGCTGACGGCCCCAGCGGACACGGTGGTGGAAAAGAACGAGCTGCCCAAGTGCACGGGGGCCACCGCCGACTATGGAGGGCTGGAGGATGATTAAGAGCCTGCTGGACGCGGAACTCCGGGACGGGGTGCCGCGGGTCTTACAGAAGCAGCCGTGGGTGGAGGCCCTGTCCCGGGCGGTGCTGGACCTGCACCGGCAGACTATGGGCTTTATCGACGGGAGCCAAATCTACACGGCCATCGACACAGTGAGCGAGGCGGTGCTGGACGCGCTGGCAGTGAGCTGGAAGATCGACTGGTACGACCCGGAGTACGACCTGGAGCAGAAGCGGCGGATCGTGCAGACGGCGCTGACCATCCGGCGGACCATGGGGACGGCCGCGGCGGTGAAGGCCCAGGCGGACGCCATCTACCCGGGGTCCACGGTGGAGGAGTGGTACGAGTACGGGGGGAAGCCCGGCTACTTCCGGCTGCGGGTCAACATCATGACCGTGGAGGAGCAGGAGAAGTTCGCGGCCATGTCCATGGCGGAGGTGGAGCGGCGGCTGGCGGCGGCCAAGCGGTTCAGCTCCCACCTGGAAGAGGTGGAATACTACGACGCGGGCGGCACGGCCACCGGCTGGGGCTTCGCGGCCTATGTGGGCGGGGAGCTTGTGGAGAGCTGTACCACCATGCGGGTGAACCCAAGCCCGGACGATCAGAAGGGGACGGCGACAGCCTTCGCCCTGGCGGCGTGCGTGGGTGGCATTTTGACGGAGTACGGCACGACAGAACAGAAGGAGGAGGCACTATGGCCTGGATCGGAATAATCACCAACAACGGAAACGACCTGCTGACCCGGTGGGTAGAGGGGAAACAGCTGATCATCACCCGGGCGGCGGCGGGACAGGGCCGGGTGGACCAGGCGGCCATGCTGGCCCAGGCGGACCTGGTGAATGAGAAGCAGGCGGCCAGCATTATTTCCAACACACCAGTGGACAAGGGGCAGCGGCTGAAGCTCCAGGTGACGCCCCAGAGCAACGCGGGGTACAGCCTGAACCAGTTCGGCGTGTGGGCCAGGCTGGAGGACGAGGACGAGAAGATGATCGCCCTGTTCCAGACGGACACGGACATCGGCGTGGAGATCCCCAGCAAGGCGGACATGCCGGACTTTGTGTACACGTTCTACGGGATGCTGGCCTTCTCCAACCAGGGGACGCTGACGGTGAACATCGACGCGGCGGCGGTGGTGACGGCGGAGACGCTGGGGCAGGCCGTGGCGGCGGCGGTGGGCAAGCACGAGGCGGACGAGGACGCCCACGCGGCGCTGTTCGCCAAGAAGGCGGACCTTAGCGAGGGCGGCAAGATGGACGTGGACCAGCTGCCGGTGGGAACGGCCGGAGGCGTGGCAGGACTGGACGCGGGCGGCAAGGTGCCAGTGAGCCAGCTGCCCGTCGGCTCGCCCCACGGCCTGGCGGAGCTGGACGAAAGCGGCCATGTGCCGTCGGCCCGGCTCCCGAGCTATGTGGACGATGTGGTGGAGGGCTACTACCACGAAGGGGCCTTCTATACCGACCTGGGCCACCAGAGCCAGATCACGCCGGAGAGCGGGAAAATCTATGTGGACGTGGAGAGCAACATCACCTACCGCTGGAGCGGGACGGTGTATGTGGCCATCGGCTCGGACCTGGCCCTGGGCGAGACCTCCTCCACCGCCTACCGGGGGGACCGGGGCAAGACGGCCTACGACCACAGCCAGGTCAAGACGGGGAACCCACACGGGACCAAGGCGCACGACATCGAGTACACGGACAACAAGGAGCTGGGCGCCACCAACCTGCAGGCGGCCATGGACGCGGCGGCACAGAAGGCCATCGACGCGCAGACCTCGGCGGACGCGGCGCTGGAGGCCATCACCAAGATCGCCCACACCATTGACGCGGTGCCCACGCAGAACGGCACGCTGACCTATACGGGAAGCCCGCAAAGCCCCAGCTGGAACGGGTACAACCCGGAGACCATGACCCTGGGGGGCACGACCACGGGGACGGACGCGGGGACCTACCAGGCCACGTTCACGCCCAAGGAGGGGTACACCTGGGGAGACAACACCAACGAGGCCAAGACGGTACAGTGGACCATCGGAAAGGCCACCATCGCCGCCGTACCCACACAGAGCGGGAGCCTGACCTACACAGGACAGGCGCAGTCCCCCACCTGGACGGGCTATGACAGCGACAAGCTGACCCTGGGCGGGGACACCGGCGGGACGGACGCCGGGAGCTACGAGGCCAGCTTCACCCCAACGGCCAACTACCAGTGGCAGGACGGGACGGCGACGGCCAAGACGGCGGCGTGGACCATCGGCCGGGCCACCATCGCCACGGTGCCCAGCCAGAGCGGGAGCCTGACATACACGGGATCGGCCCAGACACCCAGCTGGAGCAACTACAACACGGCGCAGCTGACCATCGGCGGGGACACCAGCGGAACCAATGCCGGCAGCTATACAGCCACCTTTACTCCGACGAGCAATTATCAGTGGGACAACGGCAGCACCGCCGCCAAGAACGCGAGCTGGAGCATTGGAAAGGCCGCCGGAAGCCTGACGCTGAACCCGACGAGCATGACCATCACCAACGCCACCAAGACGGGCTCCATCACCGTCACAAGAGCCGGAGACGGGGCCATTACCGCGCAGTCAAACGCCACCGGCGTGGCCACCGTGAGCGTGAGCGGCAACACCGTCACCGTGACCGGCGTGGCCTACGGCACGGCCACCATCACCGTGAAGGTTGCGGCCGGCACCAACCACAACGCCCCCGCCGACAAGACGTGTACGGTGAAGGTGAACGTATTCAGCACCACCCTGAACTCCAACACCTGGGCCGCCATCAAGGCCGCCAGCGACGCCGGAAACGCCGCCAGCGTGTGGAGCGTGGGCGACACCAAGAATATCAAAATCAACGGCCAGGTAGGCAACTTCACCTTCAGCAATTTGTCCATCGACACCTTCATCGTGGGCTTCAACCACAACAGCGCCAAGGAGGGCGCTAACCGCATTCACTTTGCCCTTGGGAAGATCGGCGGGCATCTGGTGGCTCTCTGCGACAGCAGTTACAGCAACGAGCAGACCACCACCGGCTACTTCAACATGAATACCAGCCGTACCAACGCAGGCGGGTGGAACGCTACCTATATGCGGAAGACTTTGCTGGGCAACAGCGGCACCCCCAGCAGTCCGCCGGCCAACTCCCTGCTTGCGGCTCTGCCCAGCGATTTGAGGGCGGTTATGAAGTCGGTGACAAAGTACACCGACAACACAGGAAACGCCAGTAACAGCTCTGGAGCTGTCACAGCCACCACAGACTGGCTCTGGCTCTTCGCGGAGTTCGAGGTACAAGGAAGCCGCAGCTATGCAAACCAGTACGAGCAGAACAGCCAGCAGCAGTATGACTACTGGAAATCCGGAAACCCGAAGGTAGCGTACAAGCATTCGTCTACGGGCACGGCCGTGTGGTGGTGGCGGCGCTCGCCTCTTTGCAGCGGCACCGAACGCTTCTGCTATACCACCGCCGGCGGCTCCAGCTACTATCACGCTGCTTCCTGGTCGGCCGGCGTCGTGGCCGGCTTTGCTGCCTAATCCTCCGCAGAGCTATCCAGTCCCCATCCCGCCCCCGCAAGGGGGCGGTCCCCCGGGAGAAGCACCAGCTCCGGCAAAGGAAAACAGAATATAATCGGCGCGTAAGCGCCGACGCGATTTTTGAAAAATCGGGTTTCTGGAAAAGTGCTATCACTTACCTGTTCTTTGAGCGCATACACAGGACGGAAAACACCATAAAATATCTCTATATCAATCAGTCTGGGGGTATTTTATGGCGACGAACAAGAAGGTGTTCACGCTCCGGCTGTCCGAGGAAGTCTTTGACAAAATCGGGACCCTGGCGACAAACGAGCACCGTTCTGTGACGAATTACATCGAGTATGTCCTGCTCCGGCACCTGGAGGAGGTGGAGAGAGAACGAGGACCCATCAAACTTGAAAAAGCAGAGGAATAGCTATGTCGGTACTCAAATCAAAACGCAGCACCAGCAAGGCCGAGTTCGTGAACATGGCGAGCCAAATCTATGATGAAACCATAGATTTCCTCACAAGGCTGTCCGCCCGGTATTCCCGGCTGATGGCCGAGGCAATCGCCAGCCTGGCCGGAGAGGTGGAGGATCACGCCGAAAAGGCAAACAGCATTTTCCCGTCTGATCCCCAGCGGGTGGAGCTACGCAGGGCGCACCTCCTGGAGGCCAGGGCCGCCCTTATGGCCCTGGACGTGCGGCTCTCCAAGTGCTACCGCCTGATGAACCGCAATCCCCAGGGGTGTTTCACGGACGCCAAGGGCAAGACCCTTCCGCCGGCGGAGGCCACGGCCAAGCTGGACAGGATGGCGGACAGCCTGGGCGAGCTGATCGACCGAGAGAACGAGCTGCTGAAGGGGCAGCTGAAAAGCATGAGCCAGAAGAAATAGTGCTTTGCACGATTGGGTGTATTTCTGATAATCCCGCGTCCGGTGTTTCGGCCCTTCGGGCCGTGTGGTGGTGGCGGCGCTCGCCTAATTACAACAACAACGAAAACTTCTGCAATACCAACACCGACGGCTCCAACAACAATAACAATGCTTCCTGGTCGGCCGGCGTCGTGGCCGGATTTTGCGCTGCGGGGTCACATGGAGTAGCGAAAGCGAAAGACGACCCACGCAAAAGGAGAAATGCTTCCCTGGGTGTAAATCCCTAAAACTGCCCTCTGATGCCCTTGCACGGACGCTGCTTGCATGGCGGGGCGATATGCCTACCCCCGTTTCATGTGCCGGGGCAAAGCAGATTAGACGGCATCCTACACCACATCTGTACGGAGGTGCGAATAACTATATGACAAGCGAGGAACGCCGCGAGGCACGATACCAGCGCAGGAAGGCAAAGCGGCAGGCACGGCAAATCGCTAGGAGTGCAGCGGTCGGTGGCCTTCAGGATGTCTTCACCTATCGGAAGATGTTCTTTTATGGGCTGAAATGCTGTAATGGGGTGCGCTGGAAACAGAGTACGCAGAACTTTGAAAACCATCTGTTTTCCGGGACGGCCCGCCGGAGACGGGAAATCCTGTCGGGAACGTGGAAGCCCATGAAGTGCAACCATTTCACCCTGCGGGAACGGGGCAAGGTGCGGCCCATCGACGCCCCGCACATTACGGACCGGCAAATCCACAAAGTCCTGTGCAACGAGGCGCTGATCCCGCTGTATAACCCCAGTATGATCTACGACAACGGGGCCTCCCAAAAGAAGAAGGGCTTGCACTGGGCCTATCACCGCCTGGCTGAACAGCTGCGGTGGCACTATCGACGGTTCGGCCGGGCCGGGGCTGTGTTTCTCCTTGACCTGAAGGGATTTTTCCCCAACGCCCCGCACAAGGCGATCTACCAGCGGCACCAGCAGCTGATCCTTGACCCGGGCCTGCGGGCCATGGCCGACAAGATCATCGCCACATCCCCGTGCCCTGTGCTGGGGCGGGGTATGCCGCTGGGTGTGGAGCCGTCCCAGCAGGAGATGGTGGCGCTTCCCAGCAGCATTGACAACTGGATCAAGTGCCAGGCCAGCGTCCATGTGGCCGGCCACTACATGGACGATTACTATATCGTTCTGCCGGACATCGAGGCGCTGAAGAAGCTGGCCCGGGAGGTGGTGAGACGGTTTGAGACCATGGGAATACGGGTGAACAAGCGGAAGTGCAAGATCATTCCGCTTACAAAGTCCTTCCGGTTCTGCAAGGTGCGCTATACCCTGACGGAGAGCGGCCACGTGCGGAAGAACGGCTGCCGGGACGGTATCAAGCGGAGCCGCCGGAAGCTGAAATTCTTCCAGCGAGAGATTGTCGCCGGCCGGCGCACATTGGCTGACGCCGCAGAGTTCATGCAGTCCCAGCGTTCCTATTACAGAAACTTTGACGACCATGGGCGGCTGCTCCGTCTGGAGCGGCTAGCCTACGCTATTTTTGGAGGTGCGCTATGTTCAAAATCATCAAAGCCAACAGCGGAGAGAGCCTTGGCATGACCGAGGCCCCCACCTACATCAGAAAAGCGGACAACGGCTGTTACAACCTGTGCCCGGAGGCTTCGGAAGCCCCGGGCATTGTTTATGGCGGTGTGGTGTACCATCTGCTCGGTCGGCCGGAGTTGGATGGAGCGGAGGACACCGTGGCCTTGGAGGAAACGGACGCCGGCGTAGAGCTGGCCGAGGCCAAGGACGCCACAGCCCGCTCCGCCAAAATGGCCGGTCAGATGCAAGTGGCCGCGAAGCTGTATGTGCAGGCATCCACCAGCATCACAGATGACCAGGCCCTGGAGATGCCAGACCTATTCCTCACCTGGGCCGAAGTGCTGGCCGCCGGCACCCAGCTTTCCAAGGACACCATCATCAACGACGGAAACCAGCTCTACCGGGTGGTGCAGCCGGTGACGCCACAGGAACACCAGGCACCCCACGACGAGGGGATGCTGGCCATCTACCGGCCCATCGACCAGACCCACGCTGGCACCCAGGAAGACCCCATCCCCTTCGTCTATGGCATGGACACGGAGCAGGGAAAGTATTACGGCTACAATGGCAAGGTGTACCTCTGCAACCTCACCATGACCCCCTGTGTGTGGCCTCCGGAAACTCCGGGCCTGTGGCAGTGGTCGGAGGTGACGGAATAATGGGCCGATATGTCACCCGGAAGCGAGCCCGCTTCAAGTCTATCCTGGGTATCGACGTAAATATCCCTTGGGGGGCTGTCCTGGAGGAGCAGGGCGGCCTTTTGTTTTGGCGCGGGGCGGCAGTCTGCGCCACGACCAGTCAGGACGCCTACGACTTCTTCAGCCAGGATGACGACGGACAGGGTGAGGTGCGTGGGCGCCTGGTGGGCGCCATCATGGCCCGCCTGGAGCGCCGCGACAGTGGCTATCAGCCCCGGTGGGACAAGGTGTGGAAAGACCACCTGTGCCAGAAATACCGGCGGCCGGAGCACGAGGACTGGTGGCTTTGGAGCTATGACTTTTTCAACGCCCCTATCGCCGACCTCCGCTATATTGCCGCGCTGGTCGGGGCACGGGTTTCCTAATAGGGGGCTGGGTTGTGAGCAGTCATTTACAGATTATCACGGAGCTGGAGACAGTGTGCGAGACCCAGGCCCGGGTGATCCGGGCGCTGGCCACGCGGCTGGCGGAGCTGGGAGACGCGGAGACCGGCAGGGATGAAATCGCGGAGGCGGACGCGGCCTACCGCAGGGCCATCGGCGGGGACGAATGGCCGGACTGACATACGGGAGGAAGATACATGTACATCGACGCGGACACCATCATCAAGGCGGCAAGCCTGCTGGGGGCCATGGGCGCGCTGGCGGCCGCCATCATCGCCGTCTACAAGGTGGTGGAGATGAACAAGAAGCAGACGGAGTTCATCAACTCCATCCTGGAGGAGCAGACCCTGATCTGCTACGGACTGCGGGGGGCTTTGCAGGGGTTGATCGAGCAGGGGTGCAACGGACCGTGCAAGGACGCGCTGAACCGGCTGGATAAGCACCTGAACAAGAGCGCCCACGTACACCTGCAGGAGGAATAAACCGGGCGGGCGGAGACGGCCGCCGGACAATCGAAAGGAGCTTTTACCATGAATGACCATATCGTGAGTATCATCGTTGCCATTCTGACCGGCCTTGCGACCTGTATTCCCCTGGCCGTAAAGCTGTATCAGAGCGTGAAGGAGGCAATTCAGGAGAAGAACTGGCCCCATCTGCTGGGGCTTGTCGTAGACCTGATGGAAGAGGCCGAGGAGAAGTTCACAGACGGCGCCACCCGGAAGGAGTGGGTCATGGCGATGGTGCAGACCAGCGCAGAGTACATCAATTATCCCGTGGACACCCAGGCGCTTTCTGATATGATCGACGCCCTGTGCGATATGACCAAGATCGTAAACCCGCCTGCTGTTGAGGAACTGCCGGAGGAAAGCACGACGGACGCGGAGACGGAAGGAGGCGCCGGCCATGACGGAGACAGAGCTGCGGAATAAAGTCGTAAATGTCATGCAGGGCTGGCTGGGCTGGTCCGAGAAGAACGGAAAATTCAAGGACATCATCGACCTCTACAACACCCAGCGGCCCCTACCCAGGGGGTACGCCGTCCAGTACGACGACGAGTGGTGCGCCACCACAGTGACCGCGGCGGGGATGGCCGCGGGCCTCCATGACATTATCTTCGGTGAGTGCTCCTGCTCGAAGATGATCGAGCTGTACCGGGCCGCCGGCCGATGGGAGGAGAACGACGCATACCGGCCGGAGCCGGGGGACATCATCATGTACTACTGGAAGGACGGCTCCAACTACGCCACCACGGACTGCACCGCAGCCCCCAACCATGTGGGCATTGTGGAGAAGGTAGCCGGAAGCACCATCACCGTGATCGAAGGAAACAAGGGGGAGGCAGTAGCCCGGCGGACGCTGGCCGTGAACGGCCGGTACATCCGTGGCTTCTGCCTCCCTGACTACGCCGGAAAGGCAGAGGAGGACGACATGGACCAGACTAAGTTCAACCAGATGTTCCGGGAGGCCATGACCGCTTACCGGAAGGAGCTTCAGGACAACGACTGCGGCGATTACAGCGAAGCGGCGCGGAAGTGGGCCACGGAAACCGGCCTGATCGCCGGGAACGGCACGACCATCAACGGGCTGCCCAACTACATGTGGCAGGACCTGACCACCCGGGAGCAGCTGATCGTCGTGCTGTTCCGGTTTGCACAGACACACGGACTGGCCTGATGGGAAGCGGCAAGAGGTTAGCTCCTCAAACAGGCGGCTTTTCCGCCCTCCTGGGGCGGCTGGGCTTTACCAACTGCCTGGCCGTCCTGCTGGTGCTGCTGCTGTTCGTGGGGCTGGCCGGGGGCTTTGTCCTGGCGGTTCTAAGTATCAAATATCAGTACACCGGCGCCCTGGCGTGCTGGACGGTGGTATTTACCCCCATCGGCACGGCGGTCTCCATCGTCTTAGCCCGCATTGTGGACAAGAGCCGGGCGGAGAACACCGGAGCGGACGGGGAGGGCATTAAGTACGCGGCCGCGAAGGCCGGACAATTTGCTGCCGAGCCGGAGCCGGAAGGCTCCGTGGACAGCCCGGCAATCTGAACGGGTGAAATCCCCCGCAGGAACACGCTTCCTGCGGGGGATTTTTGCGCTTTCCACAGGGCCGCGACCTTGCAAAATATGTGAAAGCTGATTATCATAAGGGGGCAATAATGCGACAAAATCAGACAGAGAGAAAGGCGGATCGCTATGCGAGACGGGAAACGGACATTCAAGCACCTGACGAAGAACGACCGGCTGCGGATCGAACGATGGCTGCGGCGGGGACTGAAGCCGCGGGAGATCGCGGACCGGCTGCGGGTCCATATCTCCACGGTGTACCGGGAGCTGGGCCGGGGACAGTATGAGCGGCTGAACGGGGAGACCTGGGAGATGGAGACGGCGTACAGCCCGGACATCGCGGAGGCCAAGTATCAGGCCCATCTGCGGGAGAAGGGGCCGGAGCTGAAGATCGGGAAGGACCACGAACTGGCGCGGTATATTGAGGAGACCATCCTGGAAAAGGACTGCTCCCCGGCGGCGGTGCTGGGCTATGCCCTGATCCAGGGACGGATGTTCCGTACCTCCGTCTCCGTAGCCACCATTTACAGCTACATCAAGAAAGGCGTGTTCCTCCACATCACCCAGGAGGAGCTGCCCCGCCACGGAAAGAAGAAGCAGGGCTACAAGAAGGTGAAGACGAAGAAGGACCAGGCCAGGGCCAGCGCCGGGGAAAGCATTGAGAACCGGCCGGAGGAAGTGGTGGAGCGGAAGGTGTTCGGACACTGGGAGATGGACACGGTGTACAGCCGGAAGAGCACCACCACAAAGGCCCTTCTGGTGCTGACGGAGCGGAAGACCAGGCAGGAGATCATTGTGCTGATCCCGAACCGGAAGGCGGAGACCATCGTGAAGGCCCTGGACGCCCTGGAGCGGAAGTTCGGAGCGGTGAATTTCCGTAAGATATTCAGAAGTATCACGGTGGACAACGGATCGGAGTTCGCGGCGGCGGAGGAGCTGGAGCGCAGCGCCGTCAACAAGACCATTCCCCGGACGAAGGTGTACTTCTGCCATCCTTACTCCTCCTGGGAGCGGGGAAGCAACGAGAATGTGAACGGCATGATCCGGCGCAAGCACCCCAAGGGGACCGACTTCTCCAAGGTGAGCGCGGCGGAGATCGCAAGGACCGAGGCATGGGTCAACAGCTACCCCCGGAAGATACTGGGGTACATGAGCAGCGAGATCATGTTCCGGCAGTGCCTGCGGGAGCTGGGGATCGCGGCGTAA